GCCCCAGGCGCACAACGTCAGCGTGAGCGTTGGCGACTTGGTGCGCGTCAAGCTGCCGCGCGCATCGGTAGGCGTTGGCGAGGCTGTGCATGACTTCCTCTATGAGGTGGTCACCATGGGCAAATCGCTGGAAGGTGTGGTGAGCTACGAGTGCATCCACCATCCAGTAGATACGCTGGGAAGAAGCATCGTGGCAGTTGCGGTGGCCAATGTTCCCTATACAGCTGGGCTGGTGGATACCACCAAGACCGGCCCCAGCTGCGACGCTGATGCCGGCCGCGCGACGGATTCAACCATCCCTGCCGAGGTTTACATCCAAGTGATCGACCCACCGGCACCGCTTGATCCTGCTGTTGAGGATGCTGTGGTGCCATCGGATGAGGTGCTGATCGGCAACGTGCCAGTTCAAAGCACAGCGAGTGGCACCGTGACCAATCCAGACGACGGCCTGGATAGCTACGGATGAGCACCTTTCCTGCGCTGGTACCAAGCAGCCGGACGTTCACGCCTGGCAGCTACCCGAACACGGCCTATCAAGGCGTGAACGGCATGGAGAACCGCGTGCGGCATTCCAACGTGCTGATCGACTCGACGCTGCAGCTTGAGTTCATCGGCCTGAGCGAGGCGCAGGTGTTGGCGATCCTGCTGCACTACCAGGCGCGCCGCGGACCATACGGCAACTTTGGATTGCCGGCTGAGGTGATGAGCGGCGTGAGCAGCGTGGCTGATTATTCGTTGCAGGGTTACGCATGGAGCTATGTCGAGCCGCCAACGGTTGAGGATTATCCCTGCGGCAGCCATGGTGTCAGCGTGACGCTGAGCAGCTCTGTGGCACCTACGGCCGACATCCTGCCGTTCACGACGACCATTGCGATTGGCTTGAGTGCTGGTCGTGGTGCAGCTGCTAATGGCACATCACAGACGCTGACGCTGTCGCTATCAAGGGCTGGCGCACCTGGCGTGATTGTTGAGGTGCCTGCAGTAATTGCAGTGTTCAGGCTGCAATTTCCGACTTCATAGCCATGGCTGTAACTGTTCTTCGTTCGTCAGGATCTATTTTTCAGTTTTTAGACGTTGGTGCTACACCGCGCGACGGATTTGGTACTATCTACAATCCCTTGTTTGTTATCCTTCGCAGTGTTGGCGTTTCTTCGACGCCAACAAGTCCATCGTTGGATGGTTTTTTGTATAATTTTGCCACTTCAACGTATTCATCGGCGGGCAGCAACGAACTATCTACTGCAAATGGCTACACAGTAGGCGGCAAGTATTTGCAAAATGTCAGGCTTGCTTATTCATCAGGTGAGCTTAGCTTGCGTGCTGATGATGTATCTTGGCTGGCAAGTGGCGCTGGCATCACCGCGAGTTCAGCACTGCTTTGTTGCCGTACTTCATTTGATTCCACTGATCCGGTGCTTCCTACATATGCCGTATCAGTACCATTAGCGCTTATTGACTTTGATGGAGCCAAGACTGCACCTGCTGGCACTACATTAACAGTGGCATGGCCATCGGCGCTTCTTTTCAAGTGGTCTATGCTTTAGAGCCATGCCAATTTCTATCAACGTTTACGCTCGCCAGGCTGTTACTTATCTCGCAACTTACGGATTGGCGGTACAGCGCGGCCACGGTCGAGAGCATTCGTTGTTTTGCATACTGTGCAGCACTGACATTACGCAATACACTAGCAGTTTTGAAGGTCGAGTTGATCAGTTAATTGCGTCTGGCGTTGTTGAACTGCCAACTGCTAACGGCTACCTTAAAGGCGGCGACTATCTTAGAAACTATTACACAGGCATTCAGTATGTGCGATACGCCGGAGGTTCTGTCGTTCTTCCTGAACCATACACAGTAAGCTCTTTCAACGTCACTAGCTTAGGTGGATTAACTGCTCGGTTTACACCATCTACTCGGCAGTTTCCATTGTTTACTCCACAGCCCTCTAACGTTGAGTCGGTTATACATCCAGCGCAATCGCTTACGTGGACTGCAACCACAGGGCCACTCAGCGCCAAATCGCTACTGCTGTGCTACCGAACACCGCTGCCTTCAGCATCTTCGGAACTTACTTATGGCGCGTCGTACCCTTTAGCCATGATTGACTTTGGCGGCACTGTTACCGCAGTAGCCGGACAGACATTAGCCGTACCGTATCCACCAGTGGCGGACATTATTCGCTGGACAATAGACTGAATCACCAGGAGCGTGCAGCATGGCTTCCTTTGTCTACAACTCGGTGCTGACTGATCTGGTCAACGGCGATCTGGATTTTGCGGTTGACAGCTTGAAGCTGCTGCTGGTTGGCGTCGGCTACACGGCCAGCAAGGACGGGCACGACCGGCGCAATGATGTGAGCAGCGAGATCAGCGGCACTGGTTACACCGCTGGCGGCAACGCCACCACCTGCACCATCACCAACGACACCAACAAGAAGATTCTCACCTTCTCGTCGGTGTCGTGGCCATCAGCCACGTTTACAACTGCAGGCGGCGTGATCTACAAAGCGCGCGGCGGTGCGAGCAGCGCTGATGAACTGATTGCCTACCTGGACTTCAGCGGCGAGGTGGTTTCCTCCGGCGGCACCTTCAGCGTCAGCACCAGCGTGATCACGCTGTCGAACTGATGGCCACGTTCTGGGAGGAATGGGACTGGCAGCCGCAGGAGCCATTCCTCTATGGCGCGGTCACCACAGCGTCATACCCAACACTGACGCCAACCGGCCGCAGTTACAGCATGGGTCGCTTTGCTGTCTCGCGTGAGGTTGGCTTTGGTGGCGGGCAGGTGAAGTTCCTGCACAGCAGCCGCGTCAGCAACCTCACCATGGAGCTGAGCTATGAGAACCTGACCCAGGCCGAGATGGCCAGCATCCGCGATCACTACCGCGGGCAGCAGGGTTCATTCGTCAGCTTCCTGCTGCCGACTGAGATCTGGGCAGGCCAGTCCAGCGTGTCCAACATCGTGCCGGCTGGAATGCGCTGGCGTTACCAGGAGCCACCGGAGGAGGCGCAGAAGCGTGGTGGGTATGTGGACACCACCGTGTCGCTGGTGACGGATGGCACATGGCTGCCGAGCATTGAGCCGCTGCCTGGCTTCGAGCTTGGCGTGAATGTGATCTGGATTGCTGGCGCTGCAACGCAGACCGGCGAGATCGACCTGGTGGTGAATGTGGAGTGGGCGGCTGGGGCGGCTACTGGAGCCGCAGCTGATGACGATGGCTTTGCGGCGTCGCTATTCTGGAATGAAGATCAATACACCACCTGGCAGTGATCAATGGCAGCGCCAAACATCAAATCAGGCAGCTCGGTCACGACGGTCGTCGGTAAGACCGTGGGCTATGCCGTCACCACATCGATGGCTGCGGCGCTGAGCAATGGCGCCAGCAGCGGCAAGGTGCTGAAGATCAACTCGGTCTACTGCGCCAACGTGGACGGCTCCGCAGCGGCTGACATCAGCCTGGAGCACTACAACGGCACCACGGGCTTTGCCATCGGCAAGACGATCGCCGTGCCAGCTGATGCCACCCAAGTGCTGGTAACCCGCGAGGCGTACATCTACCTGGAGGAAGGCCACAGCCTCCGCGCACAGGCCAGCGCTGCCAGCGACCTGGAGCTGGTCATCAGCTACGAGGACATCAGCTGATGTTGGGCTTCAACGGCGGACTGATGGGTGTTCGGCGCGTGCCAACAGGCAGCGCAGCAACCGGGCTGTGGTTCCAGAATGAGCAGAGCGTGGCCAAGCGTGCAGAGATTTGGCCATCAGCTGGTGATCCAACGCCAGGGCTATCTCCAGTTCTCTGGTACGACTTTGCCGATGAGACTACCGTCACCACATCGGGAACGGAAATCACTGCGGTTACCAGCAAGGGCAGCAGAGCATGGACGCTATCAAAAAGCGCAACAGGTCCGCAGTACGTGACAGGCATCAACAGCAAAAAATGCTTGGATTGGGGCAGTAGCAATCACAACAATTATCTGCGAAATACAGACACGACGACAACGGCTATAGCTGAAATCTACGTTATCATGGATGGGGCATTTGGCGGAACTTATACTAGCTTTGGCGGATTGATTACTAGCTCAAATGATCCCGGGTGGCGCATTAGCGGCAACAGCACTTCTTACAATCAGGACGGCACCGGCTTTGATCGCGCTTACATCAATGGCGGAACAACCGACAGATTCAGCACATCGCATTTCACTTCGCCAAGCGTTGACGATCCCTCGATCATCCGAATCTTAAATAATGGCTCGGCCTCATTTAACGCGACTCAAGGAGTTCAATTAGGTAACGATAGAACAAACGCCGGTCGTGGCTGGCTTGGCTTGATCGGTGAGGTTATATGTTTCTCTTCCGTGTTAAACAGCACTGATCGAGACTCACTGCAGGCATGGTTGGCCTTCAAATGGGGCATCACGCTGGTCTAACCATGCTTTATTCCCACAACGCCACCGCCCCAGCGCCCCTGCCGCACCGCATCCGCTTTGCGGACGGCAGCACCCGCACGGACCGCACCACCTTCACGCCTGACGAGCTGGAGCGTGCCGGTTACAGCGGCCCTTACGAGCGCCCCGAGTGCAACCCCAAGCTGGAGACGATCGACTGGGACGGCAGCGCTTTTGTGGTGCGCCCCTACAACTTCGATGAGCTGCAGGCGCAGTACGCCAAGGTCCGCGAACGGCGCATTGAGCTGCTGCAGTCATGCGACTGGACGCAGATCGCCGACTACGACCTCGGCGCCGATCGTGATGCCTGGGCCGCCTACCGCCAGGCCCTGCGCGACCTGGCCGATGCTGCCAACCCGTTTGACATCACCTGGCCGCAGCCGCCTGCACCCTGATGACTTCCTTCGTCTACAACTCCTGCATCGATGACATGGCGCGCAACGCCATCGATTTCGACACCGACAGCTTCAAAGTGATGCTGGTCACCAGCAGCTACACACCAGACAAGGACACGCATCTCAAGCGTTCCAGCGTCACCAACGAAGTCTCCGGCACCGGTTATACCGCTGGCGGCGTCACCAGCGCCTGCACCGTCACCAAGGACACCGCCAACGACAAGGTGACCATTCAGTTTGCAGCGGTTTCCTGGACCAGCAGCACCATCACCGCACGCGGCGCGGTGTATTACAAATCCCGCGGTGGTGCCAGCAGTGCTGATGAACTGGTTGCCTACAACGACTTCAACAGCAACATCACCACCAGCAACGGCACCTTCTCCCTGGCGGCCAGCACGCTCACGCTGCAGAATTAGACTGTCGGCAGCTGACAACTTTCGATGACACCGGAAGACATCACCAGCATCGCCGTGGCATTGCTGGCTGGCTCTGAACTGCTGGCAATCGTGCCTGGCATTCGCGCTAACAGCTGGACCCAGCTGATCCTCGGCGCATTGCGTGGCATTGCCTCCCGCAAGCGGTGACTGAGCCAACGCACGGCGAGATCCTCCGCGCCATCGGCGTGCTGGAAGGCCAGCTCAAGCAGTTGCTGGATGCCGCCATCTCTGACAAGACTGAGCGGAGCGGATTAGGCGTCCGCGTTGGCCGACTGGAGACGCGCATGGCGCAGGTGGTCATCCTCGCTGTTGTCGCCGCCATGCTCAGTCCTGTCATTTGGTCTGAGATCAAGAGTGCATTCGCTGATCGGCAGTCAGTACCGCAGCACCTGCAACGGCCATGACGCAACCACTGCGGCTGATTGACCTGTTTCGGTACTTCAAGGGCCTGCCGCATCAGCTGGCGGCCATCAGCGAATTGGAGGCTGCCATCGGTCCGCGCCTTCTGAGCCGCGATCAGTCATGGTTCAAGACCTGGAGCACAGCCGGCAAGCAGACCGATCTTGCCGATGCGATCCAGCTGATCAAGGAATTTGAAGGCTGCCACCTTAGCGCCTACCCAGACCCATTAAGCGGCGGCGATCCGTGGACGATCGGTTACGGCACCACGCGATTCCCGGATGGCAGCGCCGTGCAGCGCGGCGACAAGATCAACGTCATCGAAGCTGACATGCTGCTCCGCCTTGAGGTGGACCGCATTGCAGACCGCTTGCGCATGATCCCGCACTGGGCAAGCATGAGCGATTCGCAGCGCTGCGCATTGATCAGCTTTGCCTACAACCTCGGCGCTGGGTTCTACGGCAGCACCGGCTTCGACACCATCAGCGCAGCATTGCGCGATAAGGATTGGGCTGCCGTGCCAGCAGCCATGCTGCTCTACCGCAACCCTGGCAGTGCCGTTGAGGCTGGCCTGTTGCGCCGCCGAAAGGCTGAGGGCGCACTCTGGCAGAAGGGCGCACCGCTACTGCAACAGCAGGGCATTTTGTTGCGAGTCCCTTACGAGGCGCAGAACGACAACCGCTCAGGCACCGGCTACCGCGAATGCTTCAGCAGCAGCGCTGCCATGGTGGCCAAGTTCTACGGCAAGGTCACCAGCGACGATGCCTACAACAAGATCCGCGTCAAGTACGGCGACACCACCGACGCGCAAGCGCAAATCAAGGCGCTGCAATCTCTGGGACTTAACGCACGGCTGCGTACCAACTGCAACTCTGCCGTGATCGACACCGAACTGCAGGCTGGTCGCCCCGTGATGGTCGGCTGGCTGCACAAAGGACCTGTCGGCGCACCTACTGGCGGCGGCCATTGGTCCGTAATCATCGGAGCAACCAGCGGCGCCTACATCCACAATGATCCGAACGGCGAGGCCGACATGGTGAACGGCGGCTACGTCAACCACACCAAAGGTGCAGGCATTGCCTACAGCCGCAAGAATTGGCTGCGCCGATGGGAGGCAGATGGTCCTGGTACCGGATGGGCCATGCTGGTGTCATGACATGGGCAAAGTGGCTGGTTATTTCATGGTCCATTGAAGAAGAGCTGCGCATTGAGGCGCAATCACGCGCAGCATTCACGCATGAAAACGCTGATGATGTACGCAAACTATGCGCATCAATCATCAAGCAAAACGCATACCAAGCGCAACTGATCAAGCAAGCGACTGCTTATATCTGCGAGCTGGAACTAGCTGCGATGATAAACCAACCGCAGCCGCAATCGGCGCATCGTGCGGCGATGTCGATCGCCCACCGCGCTGCGCGTTACACCAAGCTCCTTGGACATTTCGTGTTGAGATTGCTGCGTCGCCCCAATGCCGTAATACCCACAGACGATCTTTCTATCTAAGTCATTCAACTCCATCAGCGACAACTGCAACTGCTCGCCATACTCCTGGTGCAGCTCTTCAGGTGCTGGTTCATCGGCAATCAAATCGCCTAGCGCTGAACCTGTATCGCTTACCTGTTGATCCAAGCTTGAATGCGGAATATTTCGCATCACGTAGCTTTGCACTTCATGCTGCGTGATGCCAAGTGCATTGGCGCATTCAGCAGTTGTCATTGACTTGCCATGCTGTTGCATGTGCTCGCGTTGCAGCTTGGCGATCTTGTACGTCGTATCTAAGATGTGCTGCGGCACACGAATCAATCGCTCTTTGGTATCAATCGCGCGTGTGATTGATTGCCGCACCCACCAATAGGCATAGGTGCTGAACTTGTAGCCTTTGGTGCCATCGAACAATTCAACAGCGCGATTCAAACCGATGGCACCTTCCTGGATCAGGTCCATCAGTTCCAGGCCATTGCACTTCAGCCGAGTGGTGTAACGCTTGGCGATGTGAACTACTAACCGTAGGTTGCAGTTCATCATGGTGTCACGCGCGCGCTGACCTCGTTTGATCGCACGCAGCTCTTCTTTCGTGCGTTCGCCTTTCATCGCTTGCAGTTCAATCATGCGCCGCACCTGGCGAGATAGCTGAATCTCCTGCTCACCAGTCAGTAGCGGAAACCTGCCGATCTCGGCTAGGTAATCCTTCATTGAATCAGCGCTCATGGTTCAGGTCATCAGTGTTGTCCCATTCGGGCATCAGCGTGGCGCTCAGGAACTGAGCATCAGGGCACAGCTCCTTGCCACTGGTGATGGCGTGCGCAAGGTCACGGGCCATCAGGTGGAGCGGTGCGGCATGGCTAAATGCCACGCGGTACAGCTGGAGTGGTTTCACGGCACCGGCTGGATGGCGGGGCGGCTCGGCCCCTGCGGCTCGGGCTGGGCCTCCAGGGCGGCGCGGGCGCGGTTAAGGCGATCCTCTGTTACCCGCATCGGTCGATCATTGCTCCGCATTTCAAGCAACAGCTCTACGGAATCAGCCAGCTCAGCGCACAGCGCACGAAAGTCAGTCATTGCCACCCTCCAGCTCGGCGGCGATGGCGAGGAGTTTGTGGCGTATTCCAAGGCGGGTTTGAGCACGGGTCGCGTTAGTGCCACAGATGTGAAGCGGCACCACCTGATCAGCAGCTGCTCGCAGGGCGGCGGCGGCAATCTCGTTGACATTCTCTAGGCAGAAGTCTCCAGTGGGAGCTGTTGCAGCATCCAAAACTCTCTGCGCTTGTGGCGACAGTTCAGTCATTCAGGTAGCGCCTCCAGTGCGCGGCGAAGAGTGTCTTGCATTTCGCTGTTGAATAAACGTGGCTCTCCTTGCTGCAATAGCGCTAGCGCCTGCTCCGGCGGTGGGGTAATCGGATCAGTCACAACAGCACCTCACGACAAAGGCCATGCACATAGCCATCAACGCCAGCCAGGGATGATTGCCGATCGCTAGACAAGCCGTGACGATCATCAGCAGCCAGATCAGGTAGTACATCAGAACACGTCCTCCTCGGCCTTGACGCGCGGCAGGAACTCGAACCGTTGCACGCTCAGCACGTGCTTGCGGCGCTTGGTGCCGCTGTCCCTGTCCTGCCATTCCTGCATCCGCAGGTTGCCAGATACAAAGATCGAATCACCTTTCTTCAGTTTGTCCACGATGATCTCAGCGGTCTTGCCCCATGCTTCAACATCAATCGCATTGTTGATGTATTCGCCGTTCTTGTCCTTGCCTTCCTGAATGCCGCCGCCGAAGTTGCAGACCATAGTGCCGCTTTCAAATGCTTTGAGCTGTGGCTCGCTGATGATGCGAACAATGCCGGATGCGTAGAGGCTCATGGGTTGATCGGTGTAATGGAGTTGGATTCTTCAAAGGCCAGCACATCAGCCAGTGGGTACTGCACCCGCGGCATGCCGGCTGGCGTAGCGAGGCGCGGCAGGGTCACATAGCGTGGCCCTGAGCCCCGCGCGCGCTGGCCTTTGATCGTGCTCGGCTTGACACCCCATCGGGCGGCTAGCTGCTCAGTGGTCAGGTACGGCTCAGTCATCATCAAATGCGTCCAAGTCAGCTGGTACGGT